GCATACGGGTTGCGGAATGCCTGCGTCTGCTGCGTCAGTAGGCCGTAGGGGCTGACAGCGCCTGTGAATTGCGCACCGGGTGCAGTTGCTTGGTATGCCGCAAGTTGGCGCTGCAAAGCTGCATCTGGGTATGCCTGCCGCGCAACACCAATCTGGCGCTCCAAGTCATTCACACCAAACTGCGGCAATGCCCTGTTGATCTCTTGGGCAGAGTAACCGCTGGCAAGAAAACGATCTAAATCAGCCTGAGTGCCTCGGCCTTCATTGGCCGCATACCAGTTGCGAATCTCTTGGGCGCGTGCGTCCATGCCTCCAGGCAGTTGCGAGGCAATGGATGTGTAGGGCTGCACTAAGGGCTGCGTCACTGCTGGTGCGAATGGTGTCTGCTGCGCCACCTCACCAATGGCCGTGCGCATGGCGTTTTGAAGGTCATTCAAACCCCACTGAGGCAGGGCTGTGTTGATCTCTCGGGCTGTGAATCCGCTTGTGGCCAGCCACCTGTTCAGGTCGCCTTGGGCCTGTGGATCTGTGCGGCCAGCGTTGGCGCTGTACCACTGCTGGATGGCTTGGATGCGGGGGTTGGCAGGTGCTGCGGGTGCTGCTGGTGCTGGTGCAGCGGGTGCTGTAGTGCCACCACCAAGCAGTCCACCGCCAGTGGCTGGTGCAGTGCCAGGGGTCACACCACCGCCACCAACGACTGTTCTTGGTGCCGTGCCACCGCCAAGCAGTCCACCGCCGCCCACTGTTGGTGGTGGTGCATCGCTCCATGGGCGCAGGTCGCCGGGGTTAATGCCAGCCTGTGCAAACAATTCTTCACGATTTGTGGCACGGTCAATTTGTGCCTGTGCTTGTGCTGGGTTGGCGTATGGGTTGACACCCTGCCGCGCATAGGCATCACCAATTCTTTCGCCAGTCATGCTGTTGACTTGGGTTATCTGCCAGTCAATGAATTGCTGCTGCTCTGGTGTCAGTCTCGCTCTGGCCGCATCCACTTCAGACTGTGGAATTCCAGAAATCTGAGGACGGGGTGTGCTTTGTGTGGTGACCGATCCACCGGGGTTGGCGATACGAATTTCCTCACCTCTTGCCGCCATGTCAGCTTGCACAGCCGCACGGTTAGCAGCCTGCTGCTGCTGCTGCACCCGTGCATACGCCTGCTGAGTCGCATTGTTGAAGTCGGCCACGTTGCCAAACTGAGGGAATGCCGCAGCCATCTCGGCTGGCGAGTACTTCAGCAAAGCCGCATCAAGTGCATCCTGTGTCTGTGGGCCTGCCGCCAGTTCTGCTTGAATTTCCGCTGCTGTTGCCATGGTTAAAGCTCCTTTGCCAATACAGACCACTGTGGGCTGTACCCTTCATCTTGTAAAAATGTCTTTGACCAGCCCCTGCGGCCTGCCAAAGTCACCCTGGTGCAACCCACTGACTTGCCCCAGGATTCGATCATTGGCCGCATCCGTGAAAGTTCATCTAGGTCGCCTCCAGCCAAGAAATAGTGCAAATTCTTTAGCCGTGGATAGACAATGATCTCAGTCAGCACAATGGACTCTGTGGCCGGCCACACTTGCAGCCTGCTGTCCCTCACCATCTCAACGACATCATCAAAGTGGTGTGTGCCTCCAGAGTATTCTAATGCCGCCTCCACATGGTGGCGCAGTCGCTCCAGATGCCCCAGGTCAATCATCGCTTGCCCATAGGCACCGCATCCAGCCGCATCGTGCCAATGCGCCAGTCGGCCAGCACAGCACCCGTCACCTTCACATTGACCTGCCTGCCCGAAAACCTGACAGAAGTCGGGTTGGCTGCCGAATAAGGCCCAAATGACGATTGCGCTCCTGTGGGGTACAGCCTGCTGGTGAATGAAACCACGGCCTCGCCCAATGTCTGTTCATCGGGGATGACCTCACGCACGCTCATCACGTTGTCGCCATTGCCAATCTGAATCGGTCCAGACTCTGCAAACACCGTTGCGCCATCGTAGGCATAGCCCACCTCATGCTCGTACACATAGCCATCATCAGACACCATCAGCGGGTTGGTGTAAACACCAGCATGGCTGCCAGCAGTGCGATCCAGCGCACCAATTGACCAATGATTTTCTCGATAGTTGAACGTGACATAGCTGTCGTTTTCGTTGCTGGAGATGCTGGGGTAAAACCACCAGATCTCACCAAACTGACTGTTGTGGACCGCATAGATTTTGGATGACTGCGCATAGTTGATGTTTTGAAAGACGTAATCACCCACATCACTTGGCAGTGGCTTGACGTAACCATCGTAAATCCAAAACCCTGACTTGCTCATCCAGATGGCGGCAGTGTCGATGGCAGCCACAGACTGCGCCCCAATCAGGCCGCAGCCAGAGCCAGCACGCTCAAAGCCATAAACAAATGGCGCACCCACATATTGCGCTGTGTGCACATCCACATCGGTGAACAGCAAGTTGATACCCTTGACGCGCTTGCCAGCCAGCAAGGTGCCTGTCGATGACAACTCATAGTCTCCAGCCAGGTTGCTGGTGGAGGCTGTCCATGCCGTGTTGTCTTCTTGGTCGCACCACTTAATCTTGCGTGCGTTGCCATCCGCGCCCAGGGCAAAAATAATGCGCTCGGCTGTGACCATCAGAGCCTTGCAGCTTGCAGGTGAGTTTGTGATTCGTGCGGCCAGTGTGGGCGTTGTAAAGCCAAGCTGCCACTCGTACAGCATACCGTCAGTGCTGGAGCAGGCCACCAGATACTCGCCCCATGTGTCCATCGACCAAGTGGTGGCTGGTGTTGATGTGCCGATGTCAGGCCTGGCCACGCCGTATGCGTAGCTGCCGTAATTGTTGTAGCCATAGCCAGTCACCGTGGTGGCGTCAGCAATGCCTGCGGCCATGCCAGTTGGCGTGATCTCCTTGACCACGCCAAGCTGCGACATGGCATAGAGTTTGGTGTGCGTGCCAATGCCAACCCAGCGCGTGCCGCCGTTGTCCCGCCAAGGGATGATGCCTCGGCACATGCCCGACAGTTGGCTTGCTGAAAACTTGCGCCACCCGCCAACTGGCCGAATGGTGTTCTCGTACCAGCGCACCAAGTTGGCGTTGTTCCAGCGGCCAGCAGCTTGGTATTCGGTGCCGTTTTTGTAGACGCCTGGGGGAAGTTTCAATGGGATATACATTGTCACACCGTTGGTAAGTTGGAGACAAACGACACCGTGGCAATCGCTGATGGAATTGCTGGCCGGGTCGGGCTTGTGCCAGCGGCAAAATGCTCAATGCTTACGCCAGTATTGGTTACGTTAAACATGATCTCAATGTAGTCGTTGGCGACCATGCTTACAAAAAAGTTCAGTGCCGCAATCCCATGGCTTGGGTCGCCAGAGGATTTTCTTGGTGGCAAATGAAATCGGCTGTTGCTGTTCGCAATGTTGGTGCCGTTTTTGCGAAACCAGATGTCAACATCCTGACCATCGTTGGTGGTGTTTTTGAACTGGATGGAAAACTGCACGTTCCAAATACCATCCACAGCCACCGTCATGCGGCTGCTGCTGGCAATGGTCACGCCGTTGGAAAAGTCAGTGGTGTTGAATGTGACCGCATAGGCTGTGGTCGTGTTGGCGGCAGTCTGGTCTGTCGAATCCTGAAACGCACCATGGGGGGTGTTCAGGAACTTGGAACCCATCGGCCCAAACAACGAACCCAGCACACCGATCATCCTGCGAAAGTAGGTGTTCAGTGACCCGTAGTTCTCGCTGAAATGCCTTTGCTCATAGGCCGCAGGCGCAAAACCAAGACTTGGGATTGCGGGGGTTTCGAGTTGCTGCTTGACGTTGGCCATTTGGTGATTATTCCACTTATGCCATGCCAGAGCCTGTCTTGTTCACATCGGCCACCCTGCGGCCCCAGCCCTTGCCGAAAGTCGGCCAATGGGGCAAGTCCATCAGGAATGACAGTCGGCGCTTGCTGTAATCGTCAACCAAGTCACCCTCAAACGCTGCCACCGCCGCCAAGGTCTTGGGGCCAATGCCGCCATCAGGCTCGACACCCACACAGGCTTGGAGCCACTTGGCGGCACGCCCTGGCCCACTGTTGACCGCTGCGTCAAAGACAGCGTAATCCACGCCAGCAGGCAGGTCATCGCCCTTAATCTTGTCCCAATACTTGGCCTTGTACATCGGGCCAACAATCTCGGGGGTCAAGGCACGCATGGCCTTTTCATCCACCTTATGGCCGACCCATTCTTCCCAGACCTTTTGCGTCACGCCAAGGTTGGTCCGACCTCCTGGATCGTCTTTGTGAAAAACGTACCCTCCTTCGTGGTGCAGCACAGCCTTTAATGCTTCGTCAAAGTTGTCTTTCATGTCACGCCTTTTTAGAAAGCAAATCGGTCTTGGCCTGTGAGCCAGCAGAAGAGCCAAAATAATAAGAGATGATGCCTGTCCAAGCAGTACCAAGACTGCCCAGCATCATCAGGATTGC